TAATTAATATAATTATTAGGATCTTTAATTGTTGTTGATGTAGGAGCGCTTCCAGGAACATATAAATTTCCAATAGTATTACTAATTGGAAAATCAATCATAGCTAATCCAGCATTATTCAAATCAATAGAACTAAAAAGGACATTATTTTGTAATAATGCAATAACTTGACCATCTATTATTGAAGGATTCGATTGTTGAGAATTTACAACACCAGAAAATGATAATGTAGCACCATCTCCAGCTGTTCCAATTGAAGCAATACTAGAAAGTTTTGGATAAATTGCAAAAAATTGTTCTCGTGATTCAGAAAACAATACTTGATATCCAGCAACATATACTGGTGGATTAATCGTAATATATTTATTCTTAAAATTATATAAAGGACTTGTTGTATCATTACTTGATTCATATACATCAACATATGGTTGTGTATAAAAGCTAAATAAAGCATGTAAATTAAAAAGTCTTAAATGTTCAGGAAAATCATACAAGATAAAAGTGTTGATATACTCATCTAGTTGACTTGTTGTTAATTGATTTTCTGAAAGACTACGCGTCAATCTTCGTACTTTTGTACGTATATTTGAAAGCGTTGAAAGTGTACTATCTGGCATACCAAAACTCCTATAGAAATAGTGATACGATTAGGCTAGCATGAAGATGATTTCTTACAACTAATAGGGTAAAACATTTTTTGTTGCCAAATAAACAGTTGAATTAACCTCACCTATTGGCGTAACAGTACAATTTTGATAATTCATAGGCAAAGGAACTTGGTTTAAATATATTGTTGCATTTGCTGTTGCTCCCGTAAAAGTAAATGCTTTTGATGAAATAGCAAAAGTTCCAGCCCCGGTTGAACTTGTTGATAAAGCACCCGATGAACTAACGATATAATATATTTGATTACCAATAATAAAACTTTGACCAATATCAGGTAAAATTAAATTACCTGAAACAGTTCCCGAAGCATTTCCTGAACTATCTGTTATACCAACATTTAAAAGTGTAATTAATGGTTCAAAGTTTGTAGTATCGATATCAATTGTAAAGGTAGTATCTCCCGTCACAATAATAGGCCCGTACAATTGATTTGCCTGCTGCATACCATAACCCGGAGCAATATTTAATCGGACGATAAGACCCGATTGATATTGATGATTAAACGTAGTTGTAACAACTGCTGGATTTGCATTAGTAACAGAACTAATAATGCGCATCGCTGGTTGATAAACGGGAAGTCGGGTTGCTAGTATTGCCATCATAATCCTATAAGAAGTCTAAACTTTGAAATGAAGTTCTATGAATACGTTCACTTATTACTGTTTGAGGACGTCCTTGTTCATCATTTTTAAATGTATGACTTGGATAACTACATTGCGTATTTAAATGACGAGCCACATATAATGGAACTTCATAAATTTCGCCATCTTTAAAAGAATAATTTCTTAATGGATCTTCTTTAAATTTACGAAATGTAAATTCTTTAATACCACCTGGACATTCTAAATCTTTAAATTTACCACGAACCATTCTTTTTTCTTCATCATATAAAGCTTTCCAGCGAAGCTTAGCTTCTTCTTTTATTGATAAAGAAACAGAATTTTGATCTTTAGTTAGATTTTTTGGTTTTTCTAAAGATGTATCTTTAATTTGACTCATGAATTCCCTTTCTTTTTGGAGCTACGTATCTCATGCTACGTAGCTCCATATTTATTTGCAATACTATATTACAAATTAAAGATTATTAACACCAAATGATTTACCAGCAACCCAATAAATTACATCTGATGCAGCACCAGCAGGACAGCTTGCACCACCAGTTAAAAGCATACCAAGCGTTGCAGTATTCAATGTTGCATCTGTTAAGATATCAACACCTTGAGCTAATGCATCAGCAGTATCTTCACCCATTGGAACAACTTCTGCAACAGTAAATGGAACAGCAGCTGTTAATGGGAATGAAAATGCAGTAAACGCACTTGAATCCACATTAATAGTAATACTATTTCCAGTTGTTGTTGTGGTATCTACAGCTGTAATAGTAGCTTGAATTCCATTCATTTCTACCATTCCAAATGCAGCAGGAACTACCATACGTACAACTTGACCAACTTTATATCCGTGTGTTACCGACATAGTTACAACAGCTGAAGTAGCTTGTGTAATTTTTGTAATACGACGACGACGTGGATAGAAAATAGGATCAAAGTTAATTTTACGCCATGAACCAGTTGTACCAGCAACAATTTGAGCCATATAATCAAGTGAGAAAGTTCCAGTAGTCAGTGTATTATAACCAACAGTGAAATCATAACCACCTAATTGTTGTGCTCCAGCAACATTGATCAAACGAACAACATCACCAGCAACTAAACCATTTGTACCAGAATTTGATACAACAGGAATAGAAGCGTTTGAAATTGCAGTAATAGTAGCATTTAAAACACCAGGGGTTTGTACACTTGAATCAATCAAAGTAAAACCACTTGATGTAGCATATGCTTCTAAATTTGCAGCATTAACCGCATTAGATTTAAATGTAGTCCATTTAGCACCTGCAGGAAAACCACGTTGCCAGTAGTATTTAACACCAACAGCAGTAGTTTGTGATGCAGCAGCTTGAGTTACGTTATAAACAGCCATCCAATCAACATCAGAACGAATATCCAATGTTACAGAAGCACCTGTAGAAGTAAATCTACCTTGTTGAATAATTGTGTTATCCATAGTAAATCCTTTCTTAAGCTAATGTACAACGTAAATTCAATACCCAAAGGTCATTGAGAATACGAGGAACTTCAGCAAACTTGTAACCAATAGACGCGTTTAATGCTAATGGTCCATCATAAACTGGCGGACGATAGATAAATTGTGCGCTATAACCATCTTGTTCAATACAAGCATATGCTTCCATACCAACACAGAAAATGTTGTATACGTTAGCACCCAAGTTTGAAGCAGATTGAGTAATAGAACCAATTGATGAGATTAGGAATCTTAAGTTACCAACAGCACCCCATTCTGAACGCAACGCATTCATAGGTGATGGATATTGGTTCTTTTGAATGAAACCATCAACAGAATCTAAATCTTTAGACAAATCTGTATGTGCAAGCGCAAAATACGCATCACGAACAGGAGCTGTACCAAATTTATCTTCCCCTTCAATGTTATCAAGGATGGTATACGCATTGTTACCAAGTAACGCACGTACAACATCATCAATATCTGAACGAGTTAAGTTTGTTGGGTTATCACCATTAGTACCAGCAACACAGTTAATAAATGCAGCTGTTGAAGCAAGCATATCACGTGTTAATTGATCTTCTGTTTGTCTGCTATCTGTTACTTTCAGCTTATAGCCTACTGACCATTTCTGGCGGAGAATCTTGTTATTCTTCTCTCCTAATCTTTCGAATAGGGTCGGACTATCGCATATCCAAGATAAAATCTTAGATCTAAACCGCTTAGTCTCTGCGGGTCTTGACAATTCTTCAGTTTGTCTGTAAAATGTTAACATATGAAGAATATTAAAAATTTGTTGTTTTATATAGCTGGATATATTGATGGAGATGGATGTTTTTACATTGGCAAAACAATCCAAAAACGAAAAAATATAACCGTTTATGAACATTCTATTCAAATAGTTTCGGTTAAGAAGCCAGTTTTGGAAGAATTTCAAAGTCACTTTGGTGGATTCATCAAAAAGAAACCTTACAAAGAAAATCATAGAGATGCTTTTTGTTGGACTCTTAAAAATAAAGTTGCAAAAGATCTTTCTTGGGCTATTTGTGAAATTCTTATAGAAAAAGGTAATCAAGCAAAACTGTTTGCAGAATTCTGTGAAACCATAAATCACAACAAATTCAGAACCATCAAACAAGATGTTTTGAATAATCGAGATAGAATTATTTACCAAATCAGAGAGGAAAAACATATGAACAATCTTATTACCAAGGAAGAAATAGAATCCCTCAAAAATGAAGGTTTGACTATTACTCCTACTGAAGAAGATTTCCCATACTTGGCTGGCCTTATTGACTCCGAAGGATGTTTCAGAATTAAAAAGTGGAAACCAAAAAATAGACCTAATGAGGTTTATAATATATCCGTAGAAATTGGAAATACTAAATTCCCTATTATGCCTTGGCTTATTAAAAGATTTGGTGGAAGCATTTGTTATGTTGCTGCTAAAGGAACAAAAAGATCCGCAGCTATCTGGACTTTGTCTGCTGCAGCTCTTTATAATATACTTCCCAAAATAAGACCATATCTTAGATCTAAACAAGAAGTTTGCGATAAATTGATTGAATTTCAACAAACAATTCTTCCTAACGGTGGAGACCGCCATTCTGAACTGTTCCGAGCTCTTTTTGAAAAGCGCAGAGAAGTTAGAGAAAGAATCATTAAAGAAGTTCATCAATTCAATCATAAAGGTTCCTAATCAAGTTCCCTCTGGTTGCCTTATGCAAATATTGCATTTAGGTTTTCCAAGGTATTCAGGTTTAGTTTTAATTCCCCCAGTAAATTGTTAAGGGAAACACCAAGTCTCGCAGCTCCCTCATTGAGGACTGGATCTTGATTCTGAAGCGTTACCTGTTCATTCAAAATTACATACGTACCATAGAATGATATTTTTGCATCAATGTCTATAGCGGTCAAATTTTGAGCTGGAGGAGTTACACCTGAATTTCCAAGTGGAACCATAGCTGTATTTAATGGATTATATCTTCTCATACGAAGAGTTGTACCACCATTACGAGGCATTTGTTTAAGCATCGCAGGGATTTTGTGAATCATATTCGGAACTGGAACACTTAAAAGCTTATAAGAAAAGCTTTGTTGTACCGGCGCCGGCAATGACGAAGTAGTTGTGATTGCCATAGGCAAATCCTTAAGATAAAAGTTATTACATTTTACTTAAGATTGACGAGATCTTTTATTATACGTCGATGAGTTGGCGAAACTCAGAGTACGCCGAAGAGTTTTAAGAAGAGCGACTTCTTGAATTACGCTAATTAAAGGCTAGTATAAAGTTTTTAAAAAAACAATAAAATTGGGCCCTCAGATTGTCACATCGCAGGGCCCATAATCAAAGATTGATACATCGTAATGTATCGAAGAGAGTGATACTACTATATCAAAACATTTTAAGTAAATCACCAGATTGTTTGTTCATTTCACAAGAAAAACAAGTCCCATCATTAACAAAATTATAACAATCTTTAATTGTTAATAAATTATCAATATGTTTTGGTAATGTTTTAATAAAATCATTTCTTCCTCGTTGAAGAATATCTAAGGCCTTACTTTCACCATATCCATTTTCAAGTAAAAATTTGATTGAATCTGATTCATCAATATCATATCTTTCAATATTCCATTCAATCAATTCTTTTTTAGTCATATTAACCAATCATCTCAAAATGATTTGCGTCTACTCTTTTAAAATGCATACCACTTCTGTTATCTTGATGTAATGATTCCCAATACTTACCAGCTTCTACATAATGTTCTGGCTCTGATAAATATTTTCCATTTGAATCAAAAAACTGAATATCAATAGCCAACTTTTTACAATGCTGACTATCAGCTATTCCTTTACCTTCTTTGGCATATAATTCAGCTTGTTCTGCAGTACGAAGAACTTCACCAAGACTACAAGTAAATCCTGTTGCAAATATATGGTCAATTAATCGAGCAACATTTTGTGCAAAGATTGCTTGTTTTTGCTGTAATGTCATCTAATGACCTTTCCGAGCATCATACATTTCTCTTCTTAATTGTTCTCTTAATTCTGGAGTTAATCCATTAGCAAACGCGTTAGCTTTTGAAAGAGGACTATCGCCTTGTTGTGGATTAACTGAAGTTAATGGTCTTGGTTTTTTAGAATTAACGATCGCAATTTCTTTTTCTTTCATAAAAACACTTTCATCCTTATAAATACCCATACGTTTAATTGCTTTATATGCAGCCGCCGCTTTTGTATAAATATCTTGAGTATCGCGTAAAGAAGCAGCCAACTCTGGTTCTTCTTGATTTAATATAGCAACATTATCTTGAGAAACTACTTGATCAAAATCAGGAAAATTAGCCTTAATTTTAGCTTCTACAGAAGTATTATAGGACTGAGTTTTATAACTTTTAAGATCAGCTTTCATCTTTTTAAGTTCAGCTATTAATTTTTTAGCATGCTTTCCTTCTAAAAGATCATCATCATTCATATTGAAATCAAAATCTTGATCTACAGGTTCAACTATTTCTTCCTGTATTTTTTGTTTTGGTGAAGAATTTTGCAGCTCTACCAATTTAGATAATAATAAATCTCTTTCCGCTTCTGCTCTTGCTCTATCTTTTTCTGCGCGTTCTTTTGCTTCACGAATTGCTTTAAAATTCTCTTCCTGTTTTTTGACAGGTACTTTTGCAACCTTGGCGACAACATCTTGTTCAACTTCAGTTTCTTCTTGATCAACTTCTTCAATTTCATCATCAATCTCTTCCATTGCTTGCTGAGTTTCAACTGGTACTTGATCGGGAACTGCAAATGCTTGATTTATTGGTTGTTGTTCTGGTTGTGTTACAGGTTGTGCACCCTCTTCAGGTAGTTGATATCCTAATGGAGGCATTTCAACATCACCAACATTGCCATAGAAATTTCTTTTAGTTTTGCTCATCTATTAAACTCCTTCTAGTGCCACTCCGGCATTCATTGTTTCACCATTAAATTTCTTTGCTAATCGATGTAATCTTCCATCATAATACATTAGTACCATTTCTAAAGATTGTTGCTCTGATGGTACCACTTTATTTTTATTATCTTTAAGAATTAAGCATGCTTCTTGATCTGGAACAGTCCATAAATATTCAATAGCTTCTTTTTTGCTATTATAACGAAATACCGTATGATCAAAAAATGGTGTTGGACATGTTGATCTTGGAATAAAATATGTTCTTAAGACATTCTCAAGCTTTTCTTCTTTTTTAAGTAAAACTTCAATAAAAAAATCGCCTATTAATGCATCTCTTTTAATACATTCATCATGTCCTTTAATATGTGAACAATCTATCTTTTTTAAAGCATGATTAACACACCAAACAAGATTGTCTGTATATTCTTTTTCTTGAGCATATGCAATTTCTAATGGATTGACTAATCCACTACCTGACTTTAATAAATCTTGTGATATTTGGCCGACCGTTTTTTTATTCATGTATAACTCCTTTATTATGTTGGAAATACTACCAAACAATAAAAATATCCGCTAGGAAAGAAACAAAACAAACTTCCTAGCGGATACAAAGGTTACTCATGAACAAATAACATTTATTTTCTTCTGTAATATCAATAGCAATGTATACAACTTATGTTATAATTATATTATGAAAAACTGTGAAACATGCAATTCATTATTTATATTTACAATTCAACGAACTAGATTTTGTTCGCATAAATGCCAAGCTAAATGGGCTGTAACCATAGCTAATCAATATAAAAAACCTAGACCAAAAACAGGTATTATAAAACATTGTGTTGTATGCGAGAAAGAATATTACATTCCTCAACATAGAATCAAAACAGGCAAATCAAAATATTGTTCAAGGTCTTGTTTAGCAAAACAGCACTTAAAAGACTTTGTTCCCATTCACGGATTCAAACCATTAAATAAACCACTTCACAAATACAAACAAATTAAAATTAATGGAAAAATGGTTCGAGAGCACAGATATATAATGGAACAATATCTTGGAAGAAAGTTAGAACGATGGGAACATGTACATCATATAAATGATGATTCCTCTGACAATCGAATAGAAAACTTAGAAGTGTTATCTAACTCTGATCATCAGAGGAAAGAATTTGAATTCAGAAAGAAATTACTTAGCTCTTCTTTGCTCATTTAAAGCTATGGCAAGAGCCTGGCGTTTACTTTTTACAACAGGTCCTTTTTTAGACCCGGAATGCAATGCACCTTCTTTAAATTCATGCATTACTTTTTCAACTTTTCCTTTAGCCTTAGGAACTCTTCTTTTCATTGCACGTTTTTTAGCTTTATGCTCTTTTTTTTCATGAACCTTAGATTCATGCTTCTCATGTTTTTCATGCTTTTTAGAAGAAAGCTTTTTTACCAATTCTTTATCTTCTTTTGCTTCATGTTTAAAAGTTTTAATATCACCTTTAAGATGCTTAATAACTTTTTTATTCATCTTTTTCTTCATCTTAGTTCCTTTAAACCGTTTATTTTTTTTTCCGTAACCTTGGGATCTGATCATCAATATAAATAGTTTCTATTTGTAATTTTCCATTATGCATAACGCACAAACCCATCGATAATAACTTTGCAACAACTTTACTATCTGAAATGTTTCTTGGTTTCTTAACTCCTGCAACAATATCACAATAAGTATTATATGTTCTAATACTTAAAGCATTTCCACACCTAGCTTGATATGCAAGCAATAAAAATGGACTTTGTTGTCGTGCACAAACCAAATTTGCATACTTTTGTGGAAAAATCATACAAGACATTAATAATAGAAATAGCAACTTGATCACAATCACCTCATAGATATGGCGGAGTTTTGATGCCCCGCCATTGTCTTAACGAATTATACTTGTCGAACTATGAAATACTTTCTGCGCAATTTTTTCTTCTTTAGGCGTTTGCTTAGAAGCGATATTTGCAGGAGTACCTAAAATGGTATAAGCAATCTTTTTGCCTTTATCATTTTTGGCACGAATCATAGCGGGCATATTAGTACTTTTTAGTTGATTTATGACGTTTCATTGCTGATCCATCTTCATCCATTTGCTTATCAATACCGCGAATAGTATCATCAAGACTATATTCAGCATAATGACCAGCTTTTGGCCATGCATGATATTTAACTTCTTGAGGCATATTTGCAGGAGCTGAATGATCTTCTGAAATCATTTCAAAATCTTTATGCTCTTGTTTGCGAGCATGATTTAAATGACCTGAATAATCTCCGTCATAAAAACGTTTTTTTGAATGATGTGCCATAATTAGGCCTTTCTTGAAACTGTAGAATTACTACAAAGTTATAAAACTTCTATCGAAATAAAGACTAGTATGGATGA